TGAGAAAGAGCTGGCGCTGATGGGCGAGGATTATCAGGACATTTTCCGCCAGCAGGTCAGGGAATCTGCTGAGCGGCAAAAAGCCGGACTCTCACGTCCGGTGTGGATAGCGCAGGCGTATCAGCAGCAGATAGCGGAGAGTCGCAGGCCGGAAGAGGAGACAACACCACGTGAGACGTAATCTTTCACACATTATTGCCGCAGCATTCAATGAACCGCTGCTTCTGGAGCCCGCCTATGCGCGGGTTTTCTTTTGCGCGCTCGGGCGCGAGATGGGGGCAGCAAGTCTTTCGGTACCACAACAGCAGGTACAGCTTGATGCACCCGGAATGCTGGCTGAAACGGACGAGTACATGGCCGGAGGTAAACGACCGGCCCGTGTTTACCGGGTGGTGAACGGTATTGCTGTACTGCCGGTGACAGGCACGCTGGTGCACCGGCTGGGGGGTATGCGGCCATTTTCCGGAATGACAGGCTATGACGGCATTGTCGCCTGTCTTCAGCAGGCAATGGCGGATAGCCAGGTGCGGGGTGTACTGCTGGACATTGACAGTCCGGGCGGGCAGGCCGCCGGTGCGTTTGACTGTGCTGACATGATTTACCGCCTCCGTCAGCAGAAGCCGGTCTGGGCACTGTGCAATGACACGGCCTGTTCTGCAGCCATGCTGCTGGCGTCGGCCTGCTCCCGACGGCTGGTTACCCAGACATCCCGTATCGGCTCCATTGGCGTGATGATGAGCCATGTCAGCTATGCCGGTCATCTGGCGCAGGCCGGTGTGGATATCACGCTGATTTATTCCGGGGCGCACAAGGTGGATGGCAATCAGTTTGAAGCGTTGCCGGAAGAGGTTCGCCAGGACATGCAGCAACGGATTGATGCGGCGCGCCGGATGTTTGCCGAAAAAGTGGCGATGTATACCGGTCTGTCTGTTGATGCAGTCACGGGAACAGAGGCCGCCGTTTTTGAAGGTCAGTCCGGCATTGAGGCCGGGCTGGCGGATGAATTAATCAATGCGTCGGATGCCATCAGCGTGATGGCTGCGGCGCTGAACACACATGATACAGGAGGCACTATGCCGCAATTAACTGCAACGGAAGCTGCCGCGCAGGAGAACCAGCGAGTGATGGGGATCCTGGCGTGTCAGGAAGCGAAAGGACGTGAACACCTTGCCACGATGCTGGCAGGACAACAGGGCATGAGCGTTGAACAGGCCCGGGCGATTCTGACCGCGGCAGCACCACAGCAGCCGGTGGCATCCACGCAGAGTGAAGCCGATCGCATTATGGCGTGTGAAGAAGCTAAAGGTCGTGAACAACTGGCGGCAACGCTGGCGGCGATGCCGGATATGACGGTGGAAAAAGCCCGCCCGATCCTGGCGGCTTCACCGCAGGCGGATGCCGGACCCTCACTCCGTGATCAGATTATGGCTCTGGATGAGGCAAAAGGGGCTGAGGCGCAGGCTGAAAAACTGGCGGCGTTTCCCGGAATGACGGTGGAGGCTGCCCGCGACATTCTGTCCTCATCGCCGGATAAAGCAGAACCGGTTTCTGCATCCACAACCGCCATGTTTGAACGCATCATGGCGAACCATTCACCGGCAGCCGTGCAGGGTGGCGTGTCACAGACGTCGGCAGACGGTGATGCGGACGTGAAAATGCTCATGGCCATGCCATGAAGTCAGTGCTGACCATCAATATGAGGTTTTAACAAAATGGTGACGAAAACCATCACTGAACAACGTGCGGAAGTACGTATTTTTGCCGGTAATGATCCGGCTCATACCGCCACAGGCAGCAGCGGGATTTCTCAGGCAACACCGGCTCTGACGCCCCTGATGCTGGATGAAGCCAGCGGGAAACTGGTGGTCTGGGATGGACAGAAAGCCGGTAGTGCGGCTGGCATACTGGTACTGCCGCTTGAAGGCACAGAGACGGTGCTGACCTATTACAAGTCGGGGACCTTTGCGACGGAGGCAATCCGCTGGCCTGACAGTGTGGATGAACACAAAAAGGCAAATGCCTTTGCCGGTACAGCCCTGAGTCACGCGGCTCTGCCGTAACACGTTATCAGGCCACCATGGTGGCCTGACTGATTTCTGAATGAAAGGAACTGATTTATGGGATTGTTTACGACCCGCCAGTTACTCGGTTATACCGAACAAAAAGTGAAATTCCGTGCGCTGTTTCTGGAGCTGTTTTTCCGCCGTACGGTGAATTTCCACACCGAAGAGGTGATGCTGGACAAAATTACCGGAAAAACGCCGGTGGCAGCCTATGTCTCCCCGGTTGTTGAAGGAAAAGTGCTTCGCCATCGCGGTGGTGAAACCCGCGTGTTACGTCCGGGCTACGTCAAGCCCAAACACGAATTTAATTACCAGCAGGCGGTTGAGCGCCTTCCTGGTGAAGATCCGGCTCAGCTGAATGACCCGGCCTACCGTCGTCTGCGTATCATTACCGATAACCTCAAACAGGAAGAGCACGCCATTGTCCAGGTGGAAGAAATGCAGGCGGTGAATGCCGTGCTGTATGGCAAATACACCATGGAAGGGGATCAGTTTGATACTGTCGAGGTGGATTTCGGGCGCTCTGAAGGAAATAACATTGAGCAGGCTGACGGTAAAAAATGGTCTGAGCAGGACCGTGATACGTTTGATCCGACGCATGATATTGACCTCTACTGCGATCAGGCCAGCGGCCTTGTGAATATCGCCATTATGGACGGTACGGTCTGGCGTCTGCTGAATGGCTTTAAGCTGTTCCGCGAAAAACTGGATACCCGTCGCGGCTCAAATTCACAACTCGAAACGGCAGTGAAAGACCTGGGGGCGGTGGTGTCCTTCAAGGGGTATTACGGCGATCTGGCCATTGTGGTGGCGAAAACGTCTTATGTGGCAGAGGACGGTACCGAAAAACGTTATCTGCCGGAGGGCACACTGGTCCTGGGGAATACGGCAGCAGAGGGCATTCGTTGCTATGGTGCCATTCAGGATGCGCAGGCGTTGTCCGAAGGTGTGGTGGCCTCTTCCCGTTATCCGAAACACTGGCTGACTGTGGGCGATCCGGCCCGTGAATTCACCATGACGCAGTCCGCTCCGCTGATGGTGCTGCCGGATCCGGATGAGTTTGTGGTGGTACAGGTGAAATAATCCGTGAGCGGGGGCGAAATGCCCCCGTGTCTTTTTTCACAGGAGGCTGAGATGGCAACAAAAGAAGAAAATCTGAATCGTCTTCGTCAACTGGCTGGCCTGCTGGGGCGCGAGGCGGATATGTCGGGGAGTGCTGCGGATATTGCTCAACGTGTGTCTGAGTGGGAAGAGGAGCTTGCTGTTTCCCCGGAGGGCATTATGCACTCTGATGAGAGCGGGGCTGATCAAAATCACACAGACGATGGTGAGCAGTTGAACAACACGGATGCTCCGGATGATGTTAAAGCCGTCCGGGTACGGAAGTGCCTGCAAGTAATGGGGTATTGCCCGGAGACAGGTCGTCCCGTTGAGCTGGCGTTACGGGGTATGCGTGTTCTGGTGCCATCATCACTGGCAACGGCCATGATACAGCACGGAACGGCTGAATATGCGTGATTTTCAGAATGCCTTTGATGCTGCCCTCGCCGGGGTGGACAGTACGATCGTTGAAGTGATGGGGATCCGTGCGCAGTTCACCTCCGGAGCACAACGTGGCGGCGAAGTTCAGGGGGTTTTTGACGATCCGGAGTCGCTGGGTTTTGCCGGTGGCGGGGTCCGTATTGAAGGAAGCAGCCCGTCATTATTTGTGCGGACGGATACGGTGCGTGCCGTGCGGCGTGGTGACACGCTGACCATTAACGGCGAGATGTTCTGGGTGGATCGTGTTTCTCCGGATGACGGGGGAAGCTGTTATCTCTGGCTCAACCGTGGGCAACCACCCGCTGTTAACCGGCGACGATAAACGCAGGGTGAAATTATGGCGATAAAAGGGCTTGATCAGGCGATTGATAATCTGAGCCGGGTTCGTAAAAACGCCATTCCGGCGGCTTCAGCAATGACGATTAACCGCGTGGCCACAACGGCGATTAATCAGTCTTCGTCACAGGTTGCCCGGGAAATCAGGGTGAGACGGAAACTGGTAAAGGAACGGTCCAGACTGAAACGGGCGACGGTCAGAAATCCGAATGCCAGAATTATCGTTAACCGCGGTGATCTCCCTGTGATTAAGCTGGGGATCAGGATGCTGGGGCGTCGCCCGGACAGCATACTTAAAGCCGGTCAGCATCGGTATCAGCGGGCATTTATTCAGCGATTAAAAAATGGTCGCTGGCATGTCATGCAGCGTGTGGCCGGGAAAAACCGTTACCCCATTGATGTGGTGAAAATCCCGATGGCGGCCCCACTGAAACAGGCATTTGATGAGAATGTTGACCGTATCCGGCGTGAACGCCTGCCTAAAGAACTGGCATACGCGCTGAAACAACAACTGAGGATTGCAATAAAACGATGAAACACACTGACATTCGTGCCGCAGTGCTGGATGCACTCGAGCAGCATGAACACGGGGCGACGCTGTTTGATGGTCGCCCCGTTGTTTTTGACGAAGAGGATTTTCCTGCGATCGCGGTTTATCTGACGGATGCAGAGTATACCGGTGAAGAGCTGGATGCAGATACATGGTGGGCCACGCTGCATATTGAGGTGTTTTTACCGGCACAGGTACCTGATTCGGAGCTCGATCAGTGGATGGAAAGCCGGATTTATCCGGCGATGACTGCGATCCCGGCACTGGCAGGACTGATTACCACGATGGTTACGCAGGGCTATGAGTATCATCGTGATGACGATATGGCGTTATGGAGCTCTGCGGATCTGACTTATTCCATTACATACGAGATGTGAGGACGATATGGCAACACCAAATCCCCTGGAGCCGGTAAAAGGTGCCGGTACCACTCTGTGGGTTTACAACGGCAAGGCTGATGCTTATGCAAACCCGTTGTCAGACGATGACTGGCAGCGACTGGCTAAGGTGAAGGATCTGACGCCGGGCGAGATGACGGCTGAATCCTACGATGATAACTACCTGGATGATGAAGACGCGGACTGGACCGCGACCGGGCAGGGACAGAAATCTGCAGGTGATACCAGTTTTACGCTGGCCTGGAAACCGGGTGAGAAAGGTCAGAAAGGGCTTATCGCATGGTTTGAAAGCGGGGATGTCCGGGCCTATAAAATCCGGTTCCCGAATGGTACGGTGGATGTGTTCAGTGGCTGGGTCAGCAGTATCGGTAAGGCCGTGACGGCGAAGGAAGTGATCACCAGAACGGTGAAAGTTACCAATGTGGGACGCCCGTCGATGGCTGAAAATCTCACTAAAATTACGCCGGTCTCCGGTGTGACCATTAAACCGGAAACCCTGACCCTAGAAAAAGGGAAGGCAGGCACACTTACTGTGGCTGTGTTGCCGGATAATGCGTCTGATCCTTCATTAAGGGTGTCGACCGTGCATCGTGCGGTGGCCACAGCCACGTTGAAGGAGAACACAGTGACGGTAAACGCACTTGAGAAAGGAACAACGTCGGTCGTGGTCATGAGTGATAACGGTAATTTTGTTGCTCTGGCGACAGTAACCGTTAATGTCCCTGCCGCGTAACGGGTGTTTAGGAGAACACGCATGTTTCTTAAAACAGAACAATTTGAATATAACGGTGTGTCTGTCACGCTTTCGGAGCTGTCTGCGCTGCAGCGTATCGAGCATCTTGCCCTGCTGAAACGGCGGGCAGAAGAGGCTGAAGCCAGCGGCAACCTGCAGGTGAGTGTGGAAGATCTTGTCAGAACCGGCGCGTTTCTGGTGGCGATGTCCCTGTGGCATAACCATCCGGAGAAAGTGCAGCTGCTGTCAATGAATGAGGCCGTGATGCAGATCGAACAGGATGTGCTGACGACCTGGCCGGCTGATGCCATTGCCCGGGCGGAAGAGGTGGTGTTACGTCTGTCCGGGATGAGCGGGGCTGTTCATGCGGATACTGACAGCACCGAAGTGGCGAAAAATAACGCGCTTACTGATGATGATTTTTCTGCGGGAAAGTTTTCGACGGCGAGCTGAATTTTGCCCTCAGACTGGCGCGTGAGATGGGGAGGCCTGACTGGCGCGCCATGCTTGCCGGGATGACATCCACCGAATATGCCGACTGGCGACATTTTTACCGCACGCATTATTTTCAGGATACCCAACTGGATATGCATTTTTCCGGGCTGATGTACGCCGTACTCAGCCTGTTTTTTTGCGATCCGGATATGCATCCCTCGGATTTCAGTCTGCTGGCTCCCCGGCGAGAGGAAGCGCAGACGGAGATGCCGGATGAGGAAGACATGCTGATGCAGAAAGCGGCAGGACTTGCCGGAGGCGTCCGGTTCGGTGGGGAGGGAGGGGGCGATATTTCACCTTCTGCAGATGTGGTGGATGTCAGCGAGGATGATGTTGCATTAATGATGGCTTCAGCGGGGATTTCCGGAGGTGTGAGATATGTCCCAGCCGGTTGGTGATCTTGTTATTGACCTGAGTCTGGATGCTGTCCGTTTCGATGAGCAGATGAGCCGGGTAAGGCGTCATTTTTCAGGACTGGATACCGACGCCAGAAAAACCGCCGGTGCCGTTGAGCAGAGTCTGAACCGTCAGGCGCTGGCCGCACAAAAAGCCGGGATTTCCGTCGGGCAGTATAAAGCAGCCATGCGTACCCTGCCCGCACAGTTTACGGATATCGCCACGCAGCTTGCCGGTGGTCAGAATCCCTGGCTCATCCTGCTGCAACAGGGCGGTCAGGTGAAGGACTCCTTCGGCGGGATGATCCCCATGTTCAGGGGGCTTGCCGGTGCGATCACCCTGCCGATGGTCGGGGTCACCTCGCTGGCGGTGGCGACAGGTGCGCTGGCGTACGCCTGGTATCAGGGCGACGCCACGCTTTCAGAATTTAATAAAACGCTGGTCCTTTCCGGCAATCAGGCCGGACTGACTGCCGATCGTATGCTGACGCTCTCAAGAGCCGGGCAGGCAGCAGGGCTGACGTTTAACCAGGCGGGAGAGTCACTGGCAGCCCTGGTGAATGCCGGTGTGCGTGGTGGTGAACAGTTTGATGCCATTAACCAGAGTGTCGCGCGTTTTGCGTCTGCATCCGGTGTGGAGGTGGATAAAGTCGCTGAAGCCTTCGGGAAGCTGACCACTGACCCGACGTCGGGACTGATGGCGATGGCGCGCCAGTTCCGTAACGTGACGGCAGAGCAGATTGCGTATGTTGCACA